AAAAGTGCCAACAATAGTATCTTCATTTAAAGTAAACTCTGTTACTTCGTTTGCGCCTATTTGAAATTTAGATACTGCTTCTACTAATGCTGTTGCACCAGATGTTTGGCCTGTAATAGAACGACCAATTAATAAAGATGTATCACCTGTTAAATTTATTGTTTGTATTGTTCTTAATACTTTGTTCGTTGTCCATTTACCATCAGATACACGCAACATGTTTTCTCTAGGATAAACTGTTTCTGAACTAAGACCAAATAACATTCTAAAAAATATTTGATGACCAGCACTTGTACCTTTTGCTCTGTAAACAGATTTAATATTTTTAATTAGATTTCTTTTATCTAATGTTGCGTCTAAGTTTTCAGGAATAGTATTTAAAAATTCATTTCTGAATTTAGTTAAAAAGTTGGAAACTACTTTATCAGGATCCCTAAAACTTAATAATTCTTGTATGTTATTTACAGGATTAGCTTTGTAATCACCCAAAACTGCTTGAGCGTTTGAAGTAGAACCTACTAATAATTCACCTTCAATAAATTTATTCTGTGCTGAAATATAAAGCTTGCCATTAGATAATTCTTCCTTTAAAATAACGGATGTTGCTTTTGAGGTTTGACCAGTTATGGTTTCTCCTCTAGTAAACTTTCCATAAGTAGAACTTTCTAAAATAACTTTATCACCATTATCTAACTGCGTTCTATCTGAATCTAAACGAGAAGCGTCTAAAAGAAGTGTGCTTGTATCTGTATTGATTTCTGATTCTAATTGTAAACCATCTGTTGATTGTACACTAGTTACTGAAATTTCTGCTGATTCTAAAAATGTATAATATGCTTTTAAAAATTCAACAAATTTAGGGTGGTCAGAAACTACAAATTCTGGAATCTGGCTGTTTAGAAGATTGGATATTTTGTCAGTAAATTTTGCCATTTACTTAATCCTTAATAACTACTTGTTGTCGTATAACCTACACCTGCGTCAGCAGAGCCGCCAACAAATGTGTCTGCTTGAACCGTTATTGTTGAGTTAGCCGTATCTATGTTTAAAATCTGGTCTCGTACAGGAACAATATCATTTGAACTAGGTGTAACTGTCAATTCTATAGTTGAAGAAGAAACTCCTCTGATATTTTCTACAACTGATACATTTAATGAATTAATTGTTACTTGACCTGTTGCATAGTCAATTGTGCCTTGTGAACTGTTTGCATAAACTCTTGTAGAACCTGATAAACTATATCGTCTAATATTTCCTGCACCATCATCATCTAAGAAAAATATTGTACTTGTGTCACCATCTATTTTAAAACCTGTAGAATTTAAGATACCACCATCAGCTGAATTGTGGCCTGAATGAGGATTATAAAGACCATTTCTGTAATAAATGTCATATCTAGTTGATACTCCGATAGTAGGTGTAAATTCTTTTCTTATTTTTAATGTAGTGATATTTGAAACAATACTAGTATCTGTATTATCAATTAAACCAATAATTTTTGAATATCTGAATACACCATCAAATTGATTTAAAGTGTTTGTGTTGTAATTTGACAATGTAGAAATAATATTAGCCTTTAAAGTATCTGAGGTCTTAGAAGTTGTTTGTTCGTTAAATTTAACATTAGATGTTAACAAAATACTTGTAGTTTCCGGGTCAACAATCTCTGGTCTAACTGATACAACATTAAATTTCTTTAATTGGTTTTTTATAGTTTCTTTTGTAGATGTTGTCAATGTAGAACCTGAAATAGGTTTGATTGCAATTTTAACAACACCGTATTGTGGTGTTTCATCATCTTCACCACCCCAAGCACTAACTGATTGTGCATTTGGATAAACTGATTTTACAATTGTTTCGTAATCTTTTGAAGTAACTGCTCTGTCTTGAGCCGTATATTGTAATGGTGCATTATATCTAATAGATTCTTTAGTTTGTGGTTCTGCGCCGTTGGCTGCATTTGATGTGGTTGTAATTGTTACATTTGAAAAACCATCAATATCGCCAGATAAAGCAAATGAACTTGCGCCGTTAGCTTCAGTTTTATTTGTTACAACATATTCTAAAATTATAATATTACCATCTGATAAAGTTTTTCCTAATAAACCATCGCCAAAATAAACTTCAAATCTGCCGTCTTCGACTTCTTGTAAGAAATAAATTTTAGATGTGCCTGTTAACTCACCATAACCTGTAGCAAGTGAGTATACCTCTGTTGTACTATCAGAGGATGAATTTTGTACTGATACTTTTAATGTAGAAGTATCTATATTACTATTTGTTAAAGTAAATTTTTGGTCGGGGTCTGAACTATCTTTAGTATATTTAAAAGTTACTAAAGTGCCTTCATATGCTTTAACACCTGCAAACTGAAAAACACCTGCATTTGGTTGAACTGTATATGATTGATTAGTTACAAACTGATAAGACTGACCATCAATTGAAGTTGTGAAAACTGTTCCTTTGTCCATTGTTAAAGATGTTGTAGTTGCCGGAACATTATTAACCTTAACTGATAACTCTGTGTTTGAAGCTCTACATGATGTTGGTGTATAACCAATCATCTTTGCTAATGATACTATATTTTTTCTTATGTCTGCCGAGTCAAGATACATTTCGTTTGCTAACATATTAGCATTGAAACCTAGATAATGTGTATTGTAAGCTAGAACATCTAAAAGAACGGCAAAACCTGAACCTTCAAAATCGTAATCTTGGAATTCTGATTGTCCTTGTAAAAAAGATTTTAAATTAGTTTTTATGTTATCAAAATCTAATTCTGATACTGTAAGTTTATTTGAAGCCATTTATTTACCTAATTCTCTGTAGTGTTGTTGTGACTGTAACTGGATTTGGTAGATTTAAAACATAAAAGTTTACTTCTACACTAATTCCGTTTCTATCTTGGTTTTCGTTAACACCTATAGAAGATACATTTGCTCTTGGTTCATAGTTTGACAAAACTTCTTCAATTTTTCTTCTAATGAATATGCCTGTCATAGGTGTAAAGTTTTCAAATAATAAATCTCTCACACCGCAACCTAATTCTGGATGAAAAGGCCTTTCATAAAATTGTGTGTTAACTAAATTTCTAACACTTCTTTTAACAGCATTTACATCTTCGATTTTTATAACATCATTGGTTACAGGATGTCGTGTAAAATCAAGGTCAAGGTCTTTATAAGTCCTTACAGCCTTTTTACTTTTGTTTGTGCTTGAAGCGTCATAGTTTGCCATTATGCTAATATTTATAATACTTTTTTAAATTAACCTGAGAAAACATTGGGAGAACCTGCTGCTACGCTTGTGCAACCAGATATTCCGTCACCAACTCTACCACAACCTTTACCGTTTACAAAAACTGTTGATGAACCACTCGCTATCGGAGCTGCGTGAGAAGGACATGGTACGCCAGGTAATAAATGACCTGTATTGTTATCTCCTTGTCGAGATATACCAATACCATTTGCAAATACATTTCCTGACCCAGCAGCTCTTGTCATTCCTGAACAATGAGCCACATCTGCGTCACCTATTCTAGTTACCGCTGGCACGATTTAATAACTCCTCTAATTTAGATTGATATGTTGACATTTCTTCATGTTGTTCCTCTGTATGAGGTGGTTCTGGATAATCAGGCTCAAAAGATACTACATGATTAAACGACATTGGTATGTCATCAAAGTTTGTAAACTTTAATACTCTTTTATCTTTAAGAATAGTAAACTTACCAATCATCTATCTAGCCAATTTTGCTTTTAAGGCTAATCTTTGTTTTTCTTGTAAAATTGATTGTCTTAATTTTCTACCAATTGGTATGATTATAGAATGACACATCTGTTTACCTTTTTTACTGATATATTCAACACTAATCTCTTTATCTTTAAAATCACCTTGTACAGCTCTTGTTGCTTTCTTTAAACTGATTTCTTCTTTTTCTTTTTCTACACCATCTGCGTTCCAAAACTTGAACATTCTCATTTTGCTCATATTTAACTTTCTATGTTATATTTTTCTTCATCAATATACGAATCATGTCTGCAATTAGAACAACAGTTGATAACAACATCTTTTCCGTCGCCATCTTTGTAATCCTGGTAACAAGTTATGCCACAATGACACTCATGTCCGCAATTTGAACAATTTTTCATTATAATACTATTTATATTAGAAACCACAACTCATTTTCATAGCTCGTAAATCAGTTTCCGTTAAATTATCTAAATTTTTTGACGCTGATTCGCCGATTCGCTCTAAATCCGGCGCAATTTTGCAATTTTCGACAGTTTTTGAGCATCCGGACGCTAAAAAGAACAAAGATAGAACAAATAAAATTAAAAAGCGTTGATTTATAAGGGTTTTTTGTGCCATTTTTTTGAAAAAAAGTGAAATTAGTGCTTGACTTTACTATTTATCTGTGGTAGGATGGACACATATGATAAAGAAAGAAACAATAAACAATAATATGGCGATTGTAAGAAATGTTGCTTATAATCACATCAAAAAAATGAACAAAGACATAAAAGAAGTAATTGAACTTGATACTACTCTTTTGAAAATGATTGATATTAACATGAAAAATCAAATCAACAAGATAATCAACGATTACAAAGCATACCGTGAAACTGGTATACTGAAAATTAAATAACAAGGAGAAAACACTATGAAAAACACTATATCAAGTCTATTAATTATAACTGGTATTATAATGATGGCCGGTTCTGCTAACGATTGTGACGGAGCTTGTATGGAAACTGCGAATACCTTGACTGAAATGCTAATGGTTGCGTTTCTAGGGTTGGTTGTATCAGGTTCTGGTGCATTA